GGCAGGAATGATTGCAATAGCCTCTGCGGTATCTTTTACAGCCGCAGCAGTAGTTGATTGGGGTGTTTTTATCAAAACATCAGGAACATGGTTCAAACGCTCCACAAAATCAAACGTAGTGGGTGCTGCGGTTGACTCTCTGTTGTTTCCAACGATTGCATTTGGTGCGCTTATGCCACAAATTGTGCTGGCGCAATTTGCCGCAAAGGTTGCCGGTGGTGCAATGTGGGGCTTTGTAATTAACAAATTATTTAACAAACACCATGCTCCGTGAATACCAACAACGCACCATAGACCAACTCTACGCATGGTTCGAGGCAGGCAACACTGGTAATCCATGTCTAGTGCTGCCTACAGGGTCAGGCAAGAGCCACATCATTGCGGCACTGTGCAAGGACGCGCTGCAATCATGGCCGGAGACTCGCATTCTCATGCTGACCCACGTCAAGGAGCTTATCGCTCAGAATGCCGAAAAGATGCGCCAGCATTGGCCTAACTGCCCGTTGGGCATTTACAGTGCAGGTCTGAAGCGCAAGGACTTGGGCGAGCCGATAACCTTTGCGGGTATCCAGTCAGTACGCACCAAAGCCAAGGAAATAGGGCATTGCGATTTAATTATTTGCGATGAAAGCCACCTTATAGGGCACAAAGACGAGGGCGGCTATCGCACATTGATTAATGACCTGAAAGCTATCAACCCGAACCTTCGCGTTATCGGTTTGAGCGCTACACCTTATCGTTTGGGGCATGGCTACATCACAGATGAGCCTGCTATTTTTAGCCAACTGATTACACCCACCAGCATTGAGGAGTTGATTTTCAAAGGCTACCTGTCCACCCTTCGCAGCAAGTTGACGGCCACTAAATTGGAGGTGGACGGGGTGCATAAGCGGGGCGGCGAGTACATAGAGTCTGAGCTACAGGCCAAGGTGGACACCACCGACAAGAACCGAAGGGTAGTGGCCGAGATAGTGCGCCTGGCCGGTGAGCGCCGGTCTTGGCTGGTTTTCTGCGCCGGTGTAGCCCATGCCCAGCATATTGCCACCGCACTGCAAGCGCAAGGCATCAACACTGAATGCGTGACCGGCGAGACGCCATCGAATGAGCGTGACCGTATCCTGACCGATTTCAAGGCAGGGCGCATTCGGGCCTTAACCAACGCCAATGTATTGACCACCGGTTTCGATGCGCCTGGGATTGATCTGGTGGCTATGTTGCGGCCAACTATGTCACCGGGCCTATATGTGCAAATGGCAGGGCGTGGCCTGCGGATAGCACCGGGTAAAACTGACTGCCTAGTGCTGGACTTTGCTGGTGTAGTGGAGCAACATGGGCCAATAACAGCCGTGAGGCCGCCACCAAAGAAGGGCGACAAACAGGGCGAAGCACCGGTAAAGGTGTGTGACCACTGTCAGGAAATCTGCGCCTTGTCGGTCAGGGTCTGCCCAGCTTGCGGTGAGGCATTTCCCGAACCCGAGCGCCCCGCGCTGCGCCTGCACAATCTGGACATCATGGGGCAGGACGGTACTGACCTGGAAGTGAGCGCCTGGACATGGAGAAAACAAATTTCACGCGCATCAGGCAAAGAAATGCTTACTTGCACAATATATGGAAGTTTGTCGGATGCGCCGGTAACGTCTTACTATGCAATTTGCCATGACGGTTTTGCAGGGGAGCGAGCTAGAAAAAACCTAGCAGACATTGCCCATAAAGCTGGCGTAATTTTGGACTATGCGTCCGCAGATTTGCATGACATTGCAAAGCAAATGACGGAAGGGACGCCACCAAAAATTATTGAATACAAACGCGAAGGGCGTTTTTACACCGTGCTTTCCCATCAGTGGTAAAATGATTACGTCAGGACAGGGCCGGCCAGCCTTGCATTGCTCTAACCAATGCTTACTGACACCATCATCCAACCGTTAGAGGGTGTCACCATGACAAGATTTTGTCCAAAATGCCAAGCTGAAACCGAGCGCAATAAAAAAGGCGATTGCAAGCCATGCAACAATGCACGTTGCGCGGCATGGAGAAAAGTAAATCTAGAAAGAGAAAAAGCAAATAATGTTGCTTGGTACACTGCTAACCTTAAGCGCGCAAGGGCAACCCGCGCAGTTTATCAGTCAGTTAATTCAGAAAAATTAAAAGCAAAAAAAGCGGAATATTACTTAACCAACGCTGAGAAAATTAAGGCAATTAGTGCTTTACGGTACGCTTCGAATCCCAAGCAATGTAACGCAGCTAATGCCGCTTGGAGAAAAGCTAATCCAGAGCGTAAAAAAGCTATTGATGCGGCATGGCATAAAGCCAATCCTGAAGCCCATAGAATCAATGGACAAAATCGCCGCGCCCGTAAACGCGCTAACGGCGGCACTCTGTCAAAAAACTTATCCACAAAGTTATTCAAACTTCAGCGCGGTAAATGTCCTTGCTGTAAAAAACATTTGGGTAAAAATTATCATTTGGATCACATTGTTCCGTTGGCGCTTGGCGGGTCAAACACTGATGACAACATACAGTTGCTTCGCGCAACGTGTAATCATAAAAAACACGCCAAACACCCCATCGACTTTATGCAACAAAAAGGGTTTTTATTATGACCGAAAAAGTACCAAGTGAAGACCATGAGCAAATGTTGTTTGTTCAATGGTTCAAGCGTACATATCCAGAAACTAGGATTATGTCTATTCCAAACGGCGGACATCGTCACATTGCAGTAGCTGCAAAAATGAAGGCCACCGGCCAAGCCCCTGGCGTACCAGATATTTTTATCCCCGCTTGGCTATGCTGGATTGAATTCAAAAGAATCAAGAGCGGCGTAGTGTCGCCAGTACAAAGGGACTGGATCGCGTACCTAGAGGGTATCGGTCACAAGGTTATTGTGGGGCATGGCTTTGAGGACGCGAAGCGCCAGATAGAAACGACAAAGCCCGAGGGTTAGTCGGGCTTGGTATCGTTTCAAGTATCGTTACAGGTTCAGCAGTAGCGCCAGCAGGGCGGCAAATAGGGCGGCTAAGAGCATTCTCCCTCCCACCGGGTGCCGAGCCAGTCTACCGGGTCATGCGGTTCGTAATACAGGTACTCCATTGCCTCTTGGTGGCACCATGCGTACAGGTGCATCAGGTGGTGGATTTTGTCGGTAATGTCGTGGTCTAACATTCCCCTTCCCCTTTACAGTGGTAGCAGGTGGTGCCCTCATGTTGGCCCTCTCCCGAGCCATTGCAGGCAGGGCATATGCCTGGCTCTGAGTCATCAGGGCCATCATCGGCCATTAGGCGAGCCTGGTCACGCGCATCGTCGCGCCAATCGTCATAGTCGGTCATGCTTCAACTCCCAATTGATCGGCCAGAGCCGGACGGTTATCGCGTAGCCACTTCGCGAATTTAAGGGTCTGCGCGGCTTTCGCATAGCTATTCGGCCATGCGCGAGAGGGTGCGCGTAGGGGCGCAAAGTAGGGCGCGATATCCTCGCGGGGATACCATCTATTTCCGTTGTCGGTGCGCCCCAGGGCGCGTAGGTGCGGCCAGGATAAGGTTTTCATACTGTCGCCTCATTGGTGTTAAAAATCTGTTTGCCCACAATGCTAGACATATGGAATTGCTCCACAGTGCAGGGATACCCTCCCTTGTGCATACCTTGTGCCATGTCAAACGCCAAACGCTTTGCGCGTTTCCAATCATCTGAAACCAAAATATCGTAATGAAATACCCGAATTTGCTTATTGGTTTTTTGGTCAAATACAGAATAGCAACTCATGGTTTCATACTCCAAAAATAGTAAGCAAAGGGTAGACCCCATACGGCAGCGCCGATAAGTCCTTGTATCAGGGTCCAGAGTAGTTTTTTCATGCTGCATTCACCCGGAAACATTTTCCATCGGACAGTCTTTCAACATCCATTACATATTTTCCATGTCTCGCAAGTAACTTGCATTTTTCGATATGTCCATAGATTTCAACAAAGACTATTTGATATTTCATGTCGTTAACTCCTAAAATGATAGCTATAAACCCTTACAGGGTAAGGGTTAGGGGGTTATTTGATCAATAAGTCATTGTGGGTTTGCTGGGCAGATCGTCAATGGTGCCCCTGATCGGCATAACATAAGCCACCGTCTTCCCCTCATGGTCCAAAGTGGCAAAACCTACACCAGTGCCACCTGGGCGAACTTGGACTGAGAATTTGCGCTCACTAATCAGATCAGCAGCATCGGCAACTCGGACCAAGTAGTGAGGGTTAAAAAATACCTGCTGCGGATATGGTGCATCGTCATAACGTGCAACTCTACGCCAGTCTGGGAAAATGCCGTCCATTTCGGGCACTATGGCAATTTCACCTTTGAGTGATTCGAGCGTTACTTGACGTTTGACGCGAGCATTGTTGTCATACTTACCTGCAAAACCAGCAGGCAGAGTTAGCTTGATACCGACGCGCCTGTTTGCCTTGATCATGCTGGCAAGTGGCACCAGTGGCATAATAAATTGACCAGCAGGTCGCGCCACATTGTCGATCTGGTGCACTGCCATAGCATGGCCGCAAGTCGCCACTAAAAACGCGCCAGCAGGTCCGGTGTCAATGCAAACCCCCATTAGATAATGGCGGATATCTTTTTTAGCTGCAAACATGGCAATAGCAGCCAAATGGCCTGGCATGATCATTAGATCATTGTCAATGGTGGTGGTGGTTTCAATTGTTGCGTGTTCCATGATATTCCTAGGTTGACCGGCATAATTGCCACAATGCCCCACACGTGAGGCATTAGGTTAATTACGCTCCGGCCTTAAGAATCTTATCGGCTGCACCGAATATGCGCTGTGCTGACTTATCGCTGATCTCAGCACCATCTAACCAATTTTGAATATAGCCCCTTGATTCAATCAATCCTGGCAAATCAAGCACAGAGCACAATATATAAGCTACCGACTCAGCTTCTACTTCGCGTATGTCTTTAGGGGTTCTATCATCATCAGACATTGTGCTTTCAAGGGTATGACCTAGAACAACATGGGCTAACTCATGGAACCGGGTTTTATGGGGCAGTGCTGCTACCGGGTTAATAGCGATATTTTTGCCAGTGGCATAACCCTGGCAGTTACCAGATGCAGAATCAAACCGAATCAATGTGATATCAAGGGTTTGAAGTGCTTTATCAGCATTCCATGCTGGTGTAATGGTTTCATTGGCAAATTCCGCCCCTTCGGTCTGATCAAGGGAAAACCAATTATTTTTAAGGGTGAACCATTGGAAGCATTCACCCGTTTTTTCGCCTGCACCATCTTTTTTGTTGATAGTAACTGGCATAACCAGAGCAATGGCTTTTTCGCCTTTTTTAACTTGTCGCCCAAGTTCTGACCATCGTTTATAAGTTGCCAGGGGTGAAAGCCCCATGTTACGGGCTGTAAGTTGGGACCATGCCAGTAGCTGGTTTCCCATGCTGTAATTGTGGAATGCACTGTATGCACTGCTGATGATGCCGGGTTGAGTGACTGCATCACTTAGCATTGTGGACCATGCTACCGTTTTGTTCTCCATGTCTATCCTTAGTTCAGGTGCTGCACTATTGCTTCACCATGTAACAGATTCTAGTGCAACAGAGCACTATGCAATAGACTTTATTACACTATTTACTAGGTGTTTACCCTTACATTTCTTACACAATTTATACATTGTGCATTGTGTAAGAATGGGGCAAAACAGCGCGTTTCTTACACATTTTGCACATATATCCTTAGGATATGTGCATTGTGTAAAGCGGTGCATGGTTAAAATGCACCCATTGCTGACTATGGGGTCAGTAAATTAAGTTAGGAGTTACTAACATGTATGGTGTAACAGATCAAAGGGCAGAACTGTCTAACTTGGCGGTTGACCTAATGGTGTCTGAAGGGTTGTCACTTCGCAAGGCATGCCTTAGAACGGGCCTAGACCCCGCTAGGTTCCTTCGGGCGGTTGACGCCGACCCCGAACTAGCGAAACAGTACGCTCGCGCTAGACAAGCCCTTCTAGACAAAATGGCGGATGAAATCTTAGAACTGGCGGATGCGCCCGTGCCTGTACTGGATAACGGAGCCACGGACAATGCCCTAGTTCGGCAGCGCCAGCTACAGGTTGATACCCGCAAATGGTTTCTCAGTAAGCTGGCACCAAAAATCTATGGCGATCGCCTAGACGTTCAAGTGAGTGATACCCGCATCAGCATCAGCGGTGCCCTGCAGGCCGCCCAGGCGCGTCTGGTTGACGTTGTGGACGTTACACCGCGCATCAGTGCATCGCCTGTGCAAGCTGTGCAAGGTGAGGATGATGTTAGTTAGTGCTTACTAACCAGGATGTTAGTTAGTGCTTACTGGGGGGGTGGCAGGGCCGAGCGCCAACGGTCACGGCTACGGATGGCTCGTGAACATTTTTTATTTTTTTAATATATATTCTCTCCGTTGCCATTTTTTATTAACATACTCACACCATGCAAACCACAATATATAAACCAGAAGATGAACAAGAGTTAATGGCGGTACTTTGGAGTCCTGCGCTCAAAGATAATCCTCTGGCTTTTGTTAAGTATTTGTTTCCTTGGGGAGTTAAGGGTACTCCATTGGAGTATTTCTCTGGCCCAAGAAAATGGCAGAGGGAAGTATTGCAAGATATTACTGAGCATATTGCAAAGAATAATGGCAAAGTAGACTACTCTGTATTGCAAGAAGCAATATCTTCTGGTCGGGGTATTGGCAAGTCAGCATTAGTGTCATGGCTGACTATATGGATGGCGTCAACAAGGATTGGCAGCACAACCATCATTTCGGCCAACTCGGAGAACCAACTGCGTTCAATCACCTGGGCAGAGATAACCAAGTGGCTGGCTATGGGGTTGAACAGCCACTGGTTTGAAGTTAGTGCCACCCGAGTAGCCCCGGCTAAATGGTTGACTGACCTGGTGGAGCAGGATTTAAAGAAGGGTACGAGGTATTGGGGTGTGGAAGGCAGGCTATGGTCGGCGGAGAACCCGGATGCCTATGCTGGTGTGCATAATTTCGACGGTGTGCTGGTAATTTTTGATGAGGCGTCTGGTATTGACGATTCGATCTGGTCTGTGACTGGTGGATTCTTCACGGAAAACACGCCAAATCGTTTCTGGCTGGCGTTTAGCAACCCACGGCGCAACACGGGGTACTTTTACGAGACTTTTCACTCAAAGAGGGACTTTTGGGTAACTAAGGTGGTGGATGCTCGGACGGTTGAAGGGACGGACAAAGCGGTTTATGGGCGAATTATTGATGAGTACGGGCCGGACAGCGCCCAGGCGCACGTTGAGGTGTATGGTGAGTTCCCACGGGCGGGGGATGACCAGTTTATACCGTCAGATGTGGTGGATGAGGCGATGAAGCGGCCTAAGTACAAGGACAACTCAGCCCCAATCATCATTGGTGTGGATCCTGCGCGGTTTGGCGCGGATGCAACGGTCATTGCGGTGCGGCAGGGGCGGGATATTGTGTCTATAAAGAAGTATAGAGGCGATGACACCATGACGGTAGTGGGGCATATCATTGAGGCGATGGAGGAGTACAAGCCTGCGATGGTGGTGATTGATGAGGGTGGGTTGGGGGCGGGGATTGTGGATAGGCTCAAGGAGCAGCGGTACAAGATCAAGGGGGTGAACTTTGGAAACAAGTCAAAAAACCCGATAATGTATGGAAATATGAGAGCGCAGATGTGGGGGGATATGAAAGCGTGGTTGAAATCTGCTAGTATTCCGCAGGATAGGTTTCTTAAAACAGACCTAATTAGTCCCCTGATGAAGCCTGACTCACGGGGTACGATCTTCTTGGAGAGCAAGAAAGAGATGAAAGCACGGGGTTTAGCTAGTCCAGACGCTGCGGATGCGATATGCGTGACGTTTGCTTTCCCTGTGGCGCATCGGGAGTACCGTGAAGCCGCGCCGCGCAGGTACTCGGATCACTCGGCGGTGTCAACTGGATGGATGGGATCATGAAGAAAAGCGTATCTCTATCAGTTGGGCGCGGCGAGAAGCTGCCAACGTCCAAAGGCGCTGGTTTGACTGCCAAGGGCCGTGCTGTCTACAATGCAGCCACTGGCTCTAACTTGAAGGCTCCTGCGCCTAACCCCAAGACCAAGGCCGATCAGGGCCGCAAGGATTCATTTTGTGCAAGAATGGGCGCAGTAGCGGCCAACGCCAAGGATGGCGAACGCGCCAAAGCAGCCCTTAAACGATGGAAGTGCTAATATGAAATCAGCTAAACCCGGACTCTATGCCAACATCAACGCCAAACAAGCCCGTATCAAGGCTGGCTCTGGCGAGAAGATGAACAAAGTCGGCAGCAAGGCAGCGCCTAGCAAGCAAGACTTTGTAAATTCTGCCAAGACGGCGAAGAAGAAATAATGCCACTCAAAAAGTCACCTACGCCTGCGGCTTTCAAGGCCAATATCAAGGCCGAGGTCAAGGCAGGCAAACCTGTCAAACAGGCCGTGGCAATAGCTTATGCTGTTAAGAACGCAGCCAAGAAAGCAAAATAATGGCTGACTACACCGGCATTAACAAGGTTGGCAAGGTTGCCGATGTTGGTGGGGGCGACGATGTAGAGTACAGCGATATGCTCTCCACCATGCGTTCGCGCATGACAATGGCGGTGGATGCTTACAGTGAAAGCCGGGGCAATGAACTTGATGACTTGCGGTTCATGGCGGGTAGTCCAGACAACCAGTGGCAATGGCCTGCTGATGTACTGGCGACTCGCGGGGCCGTTCAGGGGCAGACCATCAACGCCCGTCCCTGCCTGACTATTAACAAGTTGCCGCAGCACGTGCGGCAAGTCACCAACGACCAGCGGTACAACAAGCCTAGCGGCAAAGTTATACCTGCGGATGACGTTGCTGACCCTGAGATGGCAGAGATATTCAACGGCATAGTGCGGCACATTGAGTACATCAGTGACGCTGACATTGCCTACGCA